TCTGCATTGTAATGTCCTTGTAAGTGAATCTTGCCACATGAGATGCCAATTGAATAGAAGTGGGCTGGTTCTACGACTTTAAGATTTATGAGTTTGTTGAGTAAATTAATTAATTCTTTCATTTTAGAGTAGTATTAAAGTTAAACAAATTATCAGACTAATTATGAGAGAGTACAAGCATATGTCTAGCATCTTGTCGGCATCAGGCGTTTTCATTTCGAACTTCCTCCCTTATTGCATTGACAGTGAAGTTTACTTTCCCGCCTTGTTTCTCAATTCTGCAGGCTAATTTGTACGCTTTCTCGGTGAGAATAGTTTTTGCTACACTTTTCTCGATGTTAAATTCTTCGTTTTCAATAGTAATTTTCATCTTAGTTCTTTTTTCGTGTTAATTCTAGTGTTACTGCGAACAAGAGAGCTAGGATGATTATGATAGCCATCACTAGTCTCTTGATTATTTTGAATGCTTTTTTCATTACCAATACCAGTCTTCTTGAGGTATGTTGTATCTGACATGTATCTCAAGCGCTTCCGCCTTAGCTGATTCAGCGTACTCGCTAGAGTAGAACTCTCCACAGACGAACAAGTAAAGCTTAGCTTCTAGTTCATCAAGATTGGGACTTATCCAACTACACCTCCCAAGCTCCAGGAAGTATGATTCAGATGGGCTTAACTCCACTATGTATGTCCAGTCGTATAATAGGATTATGGCATTTTCATCCCACTCGTTGATGACGTCTAAGGCTCTACGACCTTCGGTTCTTCTTCTTAATGACCTGAATTCATCAAACGTTATGAATCTGCCATATTCAGAACACATTTTGCTAATTCTTGTGTTTTTCATGATTCTGTATATTTAAAGATTAATCTCTGAAACTGACCAGCATCTTTTTTGATGTACTCATGCTTGATAGTGAATTCATACACCCTACTATATGTTTCGAATACATCAAGTAGGAAATTGTTGTCTGGAGTTAATCCATGAGTTCTCAAAGTCACAGTATTGTCTGCAATCTCCAACACACTGAACTTGTTGTACAATGGAGAATTGAGATACTCATCTGTTAGGTCTTGAACAAACCCTTTAAATCTTAGGTTTATTACTTCTTCTTCTCTACTTAGTAGAAAATCTACCAGGGTGTTAAGATCAACATCTTCTTCATCTGAATAGCGTTGATCTAATGTTTCGATAATGTTCTTCTTAATCATAGTATAATTCTTTCTGGTGTTGTTGAACTAATTGTTATAGTGCCTCCGTCAGACTCATAGTCAATAACTATCGGCATACAGTCTAACTCAAACTGGGCGTAAATGCGGATTGTATTCCCGGAGACTGTAATCATGTCGTAGCTAGAGAAAGTCCACTTATAAACTTCAGAGACAATCTTAATCATTTCTTGGCAAATAGTGACTACTTCGAAAGGAGTCAAACTTGTTTCCGCAATTGGACTCATTACCTGAGTTCGCAATGCTCTTAGAGAGTTTAGTTCTGTATATATTTCAGAACCTACGGCATACTCGGTGTCAGAGAGTAACTTCTCTTCTGCGATTTCAAACACCTTATCTAAAAGGTGCATTTTCGCTGGTGGAAATCCCATCTTGTTTTTCATAGTTCTTAATTTTAATAGTTTATAATTCTTTCGCAAACTGGATAAACCAGCCTTCTAAGTCAATAAAAAAATGTTCTTCTTTGTCTTCATCGTACAGTATATAAAATATCTGTTTGTCTGTATGCCTATAAACAAAGAAGTATTCTTTGTCATTTTTATACAGAGAGAAGTTTACCATATCATCATAGTCATATTCTTCTATGAGATATTTAATTCCTAATACATCCAGTATTCTTTTAAGATGTAGTTTCTTTTCTTCCATAATATGTAGTATTTAATCTAATATACTAATATAACCAAAAGATTTAACAGTTTATATGTTGTATAACATCATTTTGCAATAGTTAACATATTTTAACCTTTGTTAGTACTAGTTAAAATAGAGCCTATTTTTGGTCATGTTAGTAATCATTAACTCAGAGTGGCGGAGCTCACCCCCCCTCAGAGCGTGCTCTCACTCTGTAAAAAGAAGAGGTCCTACTGACCTCCTCTTGTTATGTCCTCTTAGAATAGTCTACCTAAGACCAGCCCTCTTTTCAATTAACCACCTTCTGTCCAAGATGGCCTTCCGTTCCACGCCAAGTACTGTCATCATTTCGTCTACTGTCTTACCTTCTAACATCATGTTCTTGATCGCCTCGGTCAGGTTCGGCCTCTTAGTTTCGTTCTGTAACGCCAAGTTTGTCGCGAGGTTCTTGGCCCTTGTTCTGGCCTCTTCAGCCTTGATCTTAGCCTTAGCTTCCTTTTCCTGTTCCTTCAAAGCCTTGGCCTCTTCGTTCAGTTCCTTCATCTTGGCTTTGAGTGCATCCATTTGGGCCTTCCTTTCCTCTTCCATCTTTACCAACTTTTCTTTTAAGATCTGAATTTCAGTCTTTTCAATTTCAGAATTTTTTACTTTTGAACTTTCGTTCTTGTTACTTGCAGTTGTCATAATAAATAGTATTAAGTTAATAAATAATGTTGTTTAATAAATAAGTATTGTTACTTAATTATTATAGTATAAAGATACTAAAAATATAAATACAAAGATGTTAACAAACGTTAATGAATGTTAACAAATGCTAAAAGATAGTATGGGCACTAAGCTAAGCATATGAAAAATTATGCTAAGTGGCCAGGGTGTTGGCCCCCAGTTCTGAATTTCAACTTTTTCACTACTTCCCTGCAGTATCACCCTCAAATTTTCACACGCTAAATTTTCACAATTTTCTCGCAGTGTTGCCTTAAATTTCTTACGCGTAAAAAAATTCGTATTTTTTTGGTTATGTATTGGAATAATGTTTATATTTGAAAAAAAATATAGGGATGAAGTTATTTGGAAAAGAGTTGGGGTTTTCTGGTGTGACTAAGAGTGCTCCCGAGAAATTTGATAATGATTCCTTTTTTTATTCGTTTGATCAGGCTACTACTTACAGTTTAGGTGGTGGTGACGATGTGCAGCGTTTGAAGGCGTTTTTGACTATACCTGAGGTTAATGCAATATTTAATTTACGTGCGCGTGCTCATGGTAATTTTAAGGTAGCTGCGGTTGATTTGAAGGGTAACATATTGGAGAATTTTGTTGATCCTTTGGCTGAGATAATTGAGAATCCTAATTATTATCAGTCTAAGGAGGAGTTTTTCGGTCAGACTAATTTATTCCGTGACATTTTTGGTAATGAGTTTATACATTTGACTATTCCTTTTGGTACGAGTAAGCCGATTGGATTGTTTTCCTTGCCTTCCCAGAATGTGGATATTGAGAATGTTCCCGTTGGCGCTGTTTATAGCTCAGGAACGGGCCCATTTTATTTATTGCGTGATATGCCCGCGCATGTACGTTATATATTTAAAGATACGGACGGTGTTTCTTATCCGTTAAGGTATGAGAATTTGCTTCATCTTAACGATAATAATGTCGTTTTTAAGAGTAACACTGAGTTTTTAAAAGGGTTATCTAAGTTAGATGCGTTGGCTGCGCCTATTGAGAACATACGTGTTGCTTATGAAGCCAGGAATGTGATTATTGTTAATCGTGGAGCCATAGGTATACTTTCTAATGCTTCCAAGGATGGAATAGGCAGTACGGCTCCGATGAATAAGCTTGAGAAGGAGAAGTTACAGGCCGAGTTTCGCAAGTATGGGTTGTCGAAGAATCAGTGGCAGGTGATAATCACTAACTTAGCATTGAACTGGCAACAGATGAGTATTGATGTTGACAAGTTGAAGCTTTTCGACGAAACAAGAGAAGATACTTTAAAGATTTGCGATGCTTATGGTACTCCTTATGAGTTGTTAGCATCGATACGAAACACTACTTTTGATAATAAGAAGGAAGCCAAGAGGCAGTGGTACAGGGAGACAATTATTCCAGAGGCCAATGCAAGAATCGCGGGTATAAACAGGAAGTACAAGACGGTGGAGAGGGGCTTTCGGTTCATTCCTATGTTTGATCACTTGCCTATTTTTGATACTGAGAAGATGGAGAGGGCGCGGAGCTTGTATTTTATGGTTAACTCACTTACTAAGGCCTTAGAGGATGGGGCTATCGATATTGAGCAATATAAAAGAGAACTTAAAAAGTACGGTATATGAAAATTGATTTTGACTTCTTGACTGAGAAGAAGAAAAACATGCCTTATAAGGTTAAGAATAATTCTACGTCTTGATTATGACTGCGATGCGTTGGCTTCTGGGTGCGCTAACAGGTCCATATCTGACAATGGCGCGAAGTCTGAGGCTGTTGCAAAGATAGCGCACTTATTACACCATGACATGCACAGGCCTGTAGGTAAGTCCCAGGTTGAATCTGAAGAAGCTATTGATGGCAAGAAGGTGCTATACGTAGAATCGTTCATTCCCGATACTTTTGATGGAGACGATACATTAATTAAGTATAATACTGGAATATATAATCAGCATTCAATTGGCTTTTCTTACAAGAATATTACTTTCATGGAGAAGGGCTCTGCTTCCTGGGATAAGTGGATGAAGGAGCTTATCAATCCAGAAGATGCTGATGAAATGGGGTATGGTTGGAAAGTTAATGAAATTCAGTGGTGGGAATATTCTACTGTAGTTTTTGGAGTAAACAAGCTCACTCCGTACCTGGGTACAAAAAATATGAAAAAAAGTGACATCGTCGATGTTATTTCTCAAAAATTGACTATCTTAGCAAATAAAGCAATGCGTAGGGAAATTAAGAACAAGAAGTTGTTTGAATTTGAACTTGCACAGCTTAATCAGATGATAGTTGAACTATCAGAAAGTGACTCGTCTGTCAAAGGTGCTCCAAAAGACTCGCCTGCTGAAGACGCTCATGATAAGAAAGTTTTAACTGGGTTTAGTGGTTTAATTAAAAAGATTTAAAAATGAAAAAAATGCTTTTATCGAGGAAGATTTTCATGGGCATCTTGGCAGTATTGTACGGTGCCTTTGTTATGGCTCTGCTCTTCAATGGAGCTGCAGAGTTTGGGGTTATTCTGGCTGTTGCCCCTATTGCTGTACCGGCAATTAA